TTAAAAGCTCTACCAGTAGAAATAAAATCATAACCAATTTTTCCTAATATACCAGCTTTTACTGCTGTACCAGCAATATTTTTAGCTGTTCTGGTTTTTACTGCTCGTTTTGTATTACCGTTATATCTGATGGTATCGGTATCTAATTTTCCACGAACTTTAGAACGTAATATTTCATTTTTCTTTTGATAACGTCTAACTCCGCCATTTCATACCAAGAACACCGTGATGGTATAACTCATCTGTTTTTTGATATTGCCACATAACTGATCTCCTTTCCTATTAAAATTTTTTTCTAAGATCTTCCATTAATTCAGAGGCTATATCATGATCGAACATTTCTGCTAATATTTTTTCGCCTTGTTTATATTGTTTACGAGTAACTTTTCCTTTCGCTAATTTTAATGAATCGCTCATAACTTTTTGATTAATATGATTTTTATTACGTCTATCTCGAATACCCTCACTAACTTCCCATGTTCTAAGTTGATCTTTAGGATTATTAGAATTTCGTAATGCACTTAAATAGTCTAGTTGAACTTTATTATGCATATTATTTTGTCTACTTTCTGCTGATAAATTTTCGAATCCTTTTAACCATTCCTTACCATTTTTAACTTTTTCTTTATGAATTTTAGATAATTTGTAACCACCATAACCAGCAGCTAAAGCAGCTGCTACAGCAGCAGTACCAATGGCAACTTTTTGGCTTTTTGTTAATTTCTTTTTAGCATTATGATTCGCTTGTTTATCAGTTACTATTTTATCTCCAACTTTTTTATATCCATTTGGTATTCTTTTTAATTTGCCATCTCGTAAGCCTTTAGTCATCATCTTAGCGTTTCTTCTTTTTGCAAATTCTGGAGTATAACCATTTTCTCCACCAATACCACGTTTATTTAATTTTCTTGATAATTTGTTTGATCTATTAACATTTTTAATAGCTTGTTTTCTAATGCCCCATTTCATACCAAGTACTCCATGGTGGTAAAGTTCATCAGTTCTTTGATATTGCCACATGACAAACTCCTTTCTACTCAAAAGCTTCACGGTTAAGCTTCCATGCAACATAAGCATCCATCATAGCAGCAACCGAGTCAATCTTTTGATCATATCTTTTCTTAAATAATTTTCTATTACCATTAGTATCTTCTAATGTAATAGCATTACCCATACAATATTCCATAATCTTTTCATCGAACAATAATAATCTATCTTCAGCAAGTTTCTTTAACTCACCTAATGGAACAGATTCTGTTTTTGCTCCTTGAATAACTTTTTCAATACCATATGGACCATTTTCTGTTTCCCATCTTGCTACAAAATCTTTAGCATTATATGGGTCATAACCAAAACATCTTACATCATAACCCCTTTCCTCTATGAGAGCATCAAGGTCATCATATACTTGTTCCATATCTAATACAGTTCCATCCATAACCATTAAAGAGCCTTCTTGTATAAATTCTTCATACTTAACTCTCATAGCTGGTTGCAATTGCATTAATGTATGTTCTGATATATAGTTACGAGCTTTAACGCCAAACGATCCACGCGCAAGTGGAAATAAGAATGTAAATGCACAGAAGTCATCACCTTGTGATAAATCGGCTCCTAATGCACAAGGCATTTGCCAAAAATCACGTTTCTTATGAGGTAAAGTTTCTTCATACGTAAAGAAGTATGTATAACCTTCCATTGGTATTCCAAAACGTTTAGCTAAAATATCATTACGAGTAGATGGTGCCTTTTCAGCTCTTTCTACATCTAATTGATATGTTTCATAAGAAACAGTTTTACCAAGATTAGGATTAGCTTTAGCCCACATTTCTGGTTTTCCTACTTCATCTAAATTATCTAACTTATACCACCATATAGATACATGGGGGTTAACATATTCTCCTTTAAGGATATCCATTAACTCCATCTTTACTGTATCTCCAGGACCATTACGTACAGTTCCTTCAGAACTAACAGCAATAATCAGATAATCATCATTTTTAGAAGCACCTTGTTCCAAAGCACCTATAACATCTTCTCTAACATCTCCTGATAACCATTCATCGACAGTATTAATTCTACTATTAAGACCTTGTAATTTATCTATACTCATGGGTCTTATTTCGACAATAGACCCCGTTAAGAAATTCTCAATACCCTTTTTAGTAGAAGCTAATTTTACTCTATTAGCTTTAGATCCAGTAGTATTATTAATACTACCTTCAGTTAAAAATTGAAATAATGGTCCACGAGCTCTTGCTATAGCAGTACGCATAGGTGATAAAGCTTCCTCAGCTTGTTTCATTGTTGGAGCAGTATGTACTCCATGAGTGGTAGAAGTATCAACATTTAAGAAATAAGATTGTATATAGGATTCATATTGAGATTTAGCTGCACCTCTGGCTATTATTAAATATTGTTTATTAGTTAGTCGCTTTTTAATTCTACGGTTTTCGTAGTGCCCTCCATGATGATCTTCACCAGGAACATATACTGAACGTTCTACAAAGTAGTACCATCCAAATACTTGTTCTGCCCATAATTTAAATGTATCAAGTAATCTTAAATCCTCACCATCAGTAAGTGTAAGTTCACCTTCACAATATTTTATAAAACCTTCTACGGCTTGATCATCATACCAGATTCCTGGATTCCTTATAAGGTCATCAATTCTATTCATTTCCATAGCAATTGTTTCACATACTGGAATCTCGCCTCTGATTACGGCATCACGAAACATACCATAATATCTAGGCGTCGCTGTGTTCGATAATGCCATAATTATTCTCCTTTCAATTAACCTCTTTTAACTATTTTATTAACTAATCCTTTACCGGAATTAAATATCTTCTGATATTTAGGACCCATATCAGCTAGAGAAGCTATTGTAGCAGCTGTACCAATTGTGGCTAATACACCTTTTGTAATAGCTTTAGCTTTTGATGGATTTAGTCTTTTATAGTTTTCTTCAAGGTTTCTTCTTTCATTATATCTCTTCAACTCTTGGTTAGTCATTTGATGCATGCCTTTTCTTTTTAACCTAGAAGCATCTTTAGCATCACGACTCCATCCTTTTTCTTTTTGATGCCTACGACCTAGAGAAGTTAAAGAGCCATCCTTATTTTGATAACGCCTTATACCCCATTTCATACCAAGTATACCATGGTGGTAAAGCTCATCAGTTTTTTGATAAGTCCACATAACTATACTCCTTTCTCATTCATTTCAGCTTGATGACATAGACGCCATTCATACTCTTGAATACTTTCTTTTAAAGCATTTTCTGTTGGTCCATGTTGTGGTGGGTCAAACACCATCTTTACTTTTAAATAAATGTAAGTTTTAACTGCTTCTAAATCATCATCTTCATCAATAAGATCACTCCACTTATCTTTCTTTGAAGTAATTTGAAACGCTTCATCTTGTGGCCCAACTCCTAATTGAGAAAGAATCATTATTGCAGAATTGATATGAATGATAATATCTGTATCAAAATTTGTATAGTCTTCAGCAAGACCTAATAATTTTTTAATAGATGTTAATATACTCTTTTCCATATTATCACCTCTATTCTGCTACTATAGCCATAAATTTCTTCATGCAGTAACCTTCTACATCACCAACTAATACTTTATAAAAGTCTTCAGTTGCATGAGTATCACTTATAGTTACTATAGAATCTTGTGGTAATACAGTAACTATTTCTGCATCCATGTTAGGCTCTTTTCTTACATTTAGTAATTCACAAAGAACGGTTCCTCTAACAGCTATATCTTGAATTTCTTCATCTACTGTTTTAGGTTCTTCTATTTTCTTTGGAGCAACTTGATTAACAAACTCATTACGTTTTGCCTCTTCTTTAAGTTGCTTTTCAACTTTTCTGTTTTCTAACATAGTATTCATCTCCTTTCTTAATGTCTCCATGGACATTGATCATTCTTAGTCCTTACTACTGGACCATCTGGAATTAATATTCGATCATCGCTATAATGTATAGCGTTATGTGTTCGTTTAGTAGTGCATATTAAATACTCAGGATTTAATAAGAAGTCTGTCTTATTAATTATGTCATCCTTTGTAAGTGGATTCATATGATGTATTAAAATTTGTTGATTTATAATTTCTCGTTCTGGTATTGCAAGGTCACAACCCAAGTCACGAGTTATAACAAAATTTCTAACTTGTCTCCATTCTGGAGATCGATAGAATAGTTGATTCAAATATCTATCAAATCCAAATGTATCTTCTCCTATACTACCATCAAGTTTCAAATATTGGAAACGTTCTTCAAAAGTTTCAAAAGTTATAAGTTCAGAATATGTTCTAATAATCGGTTGGTTCATCTTCATCGCCTCCATGACCAGAATAGTGCTTCATAGCATTTATAGCATTTGCATAAAGCTCCTCTATTCTCTTTGAAGATTGCAACGATTCTGTCTTAGCAACTAATAAATCTTTTTGCTTTTCCAATATCTCCTTTTCAATACGTTCCTTAGTAGAACCCAATTTCAAATAATGTGTAATAACCTGAGATGATGCTGTACCATCTCGCAGTTGTTGTTCGGCTAAATTAGTAGCCAAATAAATCAACTGGTTCTCACGTGCCTCCGGTGTGAGAGCAGGTTTAAGCTTGGTTTTCTTGTCTTTATTATCATTTGACCTAACTTTCGCCATACTTCATTCTCCTTTCATAAGTTATTAGATAACTTTTAATATAGTTTTGTCTACCTGTATGAGTAGCACATACAGTGATACACGAAAATATAAACAAAGAAATTAGAAAGGAGAATAAACTTAACAACTTCTTTTAAATATAATCAGCAATAGGAGGCATGCGACTCTGGTTTTACTAATCTACATCCTCATGTACCACTGTATCTGCCACCCAAAAAGGCAAAAACATTCTCAAAAAATGACCCCCGGGGAAAATATAAAGGGCGGCGCGATTCAGAGGGGGTTGCCTGCTTTCAAGACCCCCCTTACTGTTCGCGAGTTTTACATGCGAATGCAATATATTGAATTAGTTTGAGTTAAAAACAAAAAGTTTAAAACAAATTTTTATTTTCATTTGTCAAATGATTTACAAATTAATTTTAAATTTGAATCAAAAGCTAAATGATTACTAAACTTTTAAACAAAAACTTTTTTAAGTAATGAAAGTTGTATTCGTTTTAACAAAACAAAACTTTTAAACTTTTAAAACAAAAAGCTTTTAAAACTCAAAAGATTAATTCATTAACCAAATGCAAAATACTTATTTAATTAATGTATTAAAGTACTTGTTATACAACATAAACTTCTTAG